TATCCGTTGTGGAGGACAAGTCGAGACCACCATAACACACGCGCCCCTCCAAAGAATCATCGTTGACCTGGAAGGAGCAGGCATCCCATTTGTCCATCGGCATCCAACGCACCGCTTGTTTTACCCACTGGTTAAGGCGGAGCTGTCGGAAGGAGTTTTCCTCGCCGGGGTTTTGCTTTGCCGACTCACACGCAGCCTTTACTTTATCGATGCCGACCGTAATGCCGAGAGAGGGATTTGCTTTTTTCCACACCTTGGGGTCTGTCCAATCCTCGCTCTCATCTGCACCATAAATGACAGGATAAAATGTGGGGTCGATTTTACGACCCTCGATGATGTCCTTTGCTTTTTGATGGGTTTCGTAGCAGATGGATTGGGTGTCAGAACCTGCGGTGGTTATAAGAAAATACAGAGGTTGCATACGAGCATCGCCCGATCCCTTTGTCATAACATCAAAGAGTTTTCGGTTCGGCTGCGTGTGCAACTCATCAAAAATAACTCCGTGGGTGTTGAAGCCGTGCTTATTTGCAACGTCAGCGGAAAGCACCTGGTAGAAACTGTTTGTGGGAAGGTATATCATTCGCTTTTGCGATTCGAGGATTTTTACTCGTTTCGCAAGAGCCGGACAAAGCCTTACCATATCCACGGCAACGTCAAAAACAATCTTTGCTTGGTTTCTGTCGGCGGCACAGCCGTAAACCTCGGCTCGTTCTTCGCCGTCACCACAGGTGAGCAGAAGTGCCACCGCAGCGGCAAGTTCCGATTTGCCTTGCTTTTTAGGGATTTCAATGTAAGCGGTATTAAATTGCCTATAGCCGTTTGGCTTGAGCGTTCCGAACACATCTCGAATAATCTGCTCTTGCCAATCGATAAGGTCAAAGGGTTTTCCCGCCCAGGTGCCTTTGGTGTGGGACAGGCTTTCTATGAATGCGACAGCGAAGTCGGCGGCATCTTTATCGTACCGAGAGTCCTTTGCCATAAAGCGTGTGGGTTTATACTTTTTGAGTTTTCGCAAATGCCGTCACCTCCTAAAAAAATGGTATAAAAAATAGCCGCCACCAAAATCGGTGCGACCTTGTATAACGAGGAACAGAGCCTCTCGGCTCATGTCCCAAGGGGTATTAAATTAGTAGTTTTCTCCGTGAAGCAGAATTTCCAAAGCAAGCTGTGTGTCTGGATCGGAAGGTTTGATATCCCAACCCCTATCGTAGTTACAGACAATTTTGCCGTCACGCTTGAGTGTCAGTTTGGAAACCTTACCGCCATCAATGCCGAAATGGGAGGGTTCATCATAGACCTTAATCCAGTAATGAAAGATGCTGTTGTAAACTTTGAGGCTACCTTCTTTCCACATTATTTTCTGCCTCCTTCATCGCCGTAAAGAATAAAGTTTGTGTATTCCTTGCGATGATATTCTATGAAAACAACCAGGTCATAGAAGCCCATCTTGATTGCAATTCGCTGCACGGCATAGACATCAAACATATTTGTAAGTCCCGTGTCTCGTACTGCGAGGATTTGCTCACGAATTTTACTGTTCATCGTCAACCCTCCTGCAAGAATCTTCACCGTAAACTACACCGAGGGAAGAACCGCAATCCCAACGCACGTGAATGGTGCCTGCATCGTCAACGCATTTAACGGTGCCTCGGCAACCAGGTACGAGCTTGGTGTTATAGGGGTCATCCATACTGATGAGTTCAACACGGCATCCTACGGGGTACTGCTCTTTAAGCCTTGCAAGGGTGGCTTCGCTGATTCCAAACATTACGCATCCTCCTTTCCGTTACCGCTTTTGAAGGCGGAAGAACCTTCAAGGTTGCGGAGAAGAATTTTCCGAGCGGTTTTGTACTCATTCCCAATGAAACCAAGGCGGAGGAGAAAACAACGGAATGCGTATTTCTCGTTATCCACTGCTTTCTCGGTTGCTGTGACCCTTTTTGCATTTCGTGCGAAATCGCAGAGTTTGCAAATGAAAAGGTCGTAAGCCTTGACTTCATCCGGGTCTTCCGTGTAAGGAAACCAAGCAAAGGTGATTTTCACCTCATCATTGTAGATGGGAAGTTCGGTAACACCGAGTGCTTTTTTGAAAAGGTTTCCTTTGGCATCCAAGAGCTGAAGGATTGTACCGAGGGCGACCTTGTTGGCAGGCATTGAAATGGCGAGCTTACTTTCTTTGGGTTCTTCGGTTGCGGAAATGTCCGACTCAAAACCCTCATCGTAAAGATGCTCCAAAAGCCTCTCGACCGCTTCGTCTGCGATAAGGTTATCGCCGCAAAGATTGCCGTCCTTGTCGATGGTGAAGCAATCGACCTCGTAGGCGAAGGTGGGTGCGCCCTGGTACTTGACCTCGCTACCGAGCCATTTGGCAATGGTGAGTGCGAGTTCCTTTCTCTTTTTGCCGGGGACATTGAATTTGATTGTCATTGTAGTGACCTCCTTGTTTTTTGGTAGTCACATATTACCGTCATGTGTGAGATATATCCAGTCATTTCTGCACATTTGGATGTAGATTATACAGCCTCATTTTCGGCTGTATTTTGTGTACACCAGACAATGCCGGAAAGGACAAAATACACACACGGCAGAGCTACACCGTTACCCCACATCTTATATTCCGCAGCATCGGAATGCGGTGAACGTAACCATTTGGCTATCTGCTTGATGGACTTCGGCTTGGTAGAGCCATCGGTAATTTTACGATAGGTTTCAAACACATCGTACCAATATCGAATGTCCTCCATAGTCGGTTCAGATGTTTCAAGGGCATCGCACCACCAATCCGGGAAACCTTGCAACCTTGCACACTCGGTGGGAGTAAGTCTGCGGACGGTATAATCGTCCATCATCACTCCGTTGTGATGACCGGGGCAAGTGCCGTTCACAAGAGTGTTACCGCAATCGGGCAGGAAGTACTGACCGACATCACGGCTTGCAGATGGGTCAAACCCAAAAGGATGTGCAACAGCGCCGGGGCCTTTGGCAACCATTGTCGGCTGCACTTCTTCTGCAAAGGTAGGATTAAACTGTGCATTCTTACCCTGGTTGAAAGTATCTCTGCCGATGCCATAAGCCACGGCGGCAGGGTCTTTATAATCACGAGCCAACAGCGTGGGGGCTTGTTCCTCGGAGGTAATAAGGTAAGACCCGGTGGTCATCGCATATACTGCGTGGCGGTCAACGGTGTTTAGGGTATACATCACATCGGACTCTTTATAGCCGTCACCCTTGTGAGAGGGTCGAGTGCCGTTGCCTTCAATAACAAAGGTTTCGTTCTGCACGCAAACGGCAGGTTCACCGCCGTGGGTACAAGTAAGTGTTGGGGACATATCCTTGGTGATGCTACAGGAGCTTTTGCCGCCGCCTTGGTCGACACAGACAATGGCAATGCCCCCCTGGTTACAGGAAGGATTACCACCGTTGCCGTCAATGGTGCGAGAGGTTTCTGCTTCGTAAATACCGCTGTGGGGGTTGCCGGATTTCATGGCATTGCTATCGTGAGAGCAGATGCCGAAAGCACCGACCACACAATTGAAGTTATCCTTGTCGGGCATTCGCTGATTGCCGCCTGCGTTTTTAGCGGTGAGGGTTGGAGAAACATCTCTGCCGTCCCAAGAGCAAGGCTCGTTTACCACAAACGGCTGATTGTTACCACCCGTGCCGTAGGTCGCAGCAACAGTAGGTGCTGTTTCCAAGGGACCGACATAGCGAGTGTCTTGGCTGTGGTTTTCATAGACCGTTGCCGGAACTACTCCCGCACGGAGGGTTGGAGATTTTTCCTCCTCAAAACCAATGGTTCTGCTCTTGGCAGAATGCTCGGTGCAGAACCCGGCGGCATCCATTACGCAAGGCGGATGGTGAGCCTCGGCACGGAGGGTGCAAGTTACATCGTTGGTTACATCCATACGATTGCCGCCCTGGTCGTTTAAGACCACTCCGTTTCTGCCGGTACTCATTCCGCAATTTACACCGAGGGTGGAACTAACATCACCCGTTAGGCTTCCGTTATATCCATCGAAGCCTGTTGCTCCAGTGCCTTTTTCAGCACGGCAGGCAGTTCTTTGCCACGCGCCGAAGCCCTGCGGAGAATACCCTGACAAGCCTTCTGACTCAAAAAGTATTTGACCGGCACTCCCACCTGCAAAATCTGCGACAAGGAAGATGCGTTTTCTTCGTTGGGGAACTCCCCAAAATTGGGCATCGAGAACGCGCCATGCGAGGGAGAAATCGTCGCCCAGGATATGTCCGGCTGTTGGCCACTTCTCACATCGAGGAACACACAAGTCTTTGCTTTTAATTTCGCAGAGGCTTTCAAGGACGCATCCGAAGTCTGCTCCTTTGTTTGAGGAGAAGGCGCCGGGGACGTTTTCCCAAACGATGTATCTTGGGTATTTGCCATTGGTAGCACACCTCATTTCTTTAATAATGCGGACAGCTTCATAAAAAAGATTGGAACGAGAACCATCCAACCCGGCTCGTTTGCCCGCCACACTCATATCCTGGCAGGGAGAGCCGAAAGTAATAATGTCCACGGGTTCAATTTTGCCGCCGTCCATAGCAGAAATATCTCCGTAGTGTTTCATAAAAGGCAGGCGTTTTGTGGTTACACGAATGGGAAACGGCTCGATTTCCGATGCCCAAACGGGTGTAATTCCTGCAAGTAACCCACCCAAAGGGAAACCCCCGGAGCCGTCAAAGAGGCTGCCGAGGGTCAAAGTCTTGTTATTCATTTGTGACCTCCTCGTATTTATAGGAAAGTCCGTCACGCTGTACGGTGACATTTGCGGTGGAGCCTGCCTGTTCGATGTACCTTTTTACGATGACATCGCAGAACTTGGGGTCAAGCTCAATGGTGTAGCAAGTTCGCTCGGTCTGCTCACAAGCAATAAGGGTGCTGCCCGATCCACCGAAGGGGTCGAGAATCAGCGTGTTGCTCATGGAGGAGTTCTTAATGGGATAAGCCAGGAGCGGGATAGGCTTCATCGTGGGATGGTCACCATTCTTCTTCGGCTTGTCGAACTCCCAGATGGTGGTTTCCTTGCGACCCGTGTACCATTGATGCTTTCCGTTCTTTTTCCATCCGTAAAGCACAGGCTCGTGCTGCCATTGGTAAGGAGAACGACCAAGGACAAGGGACTGCTTTTTCCAAATGCAACAGCCGGATAAATAAAAACCCGCATCGGCAAAAGCCCTGCGGAAGTTAAGTCCCTCGGTGTCGGCATGGAAAACATAGATGCTTGCATCGTCAGCCATAGCCTTTTCCATTTCGGTGAAGGCATCCAAAAGAAAAGCATAGAACTTGTCGGCTGCCATATTATCGTTTTTGATTTTTCCGGCAGAGCCTTCATAGTTTACGTTGTACGGAGGGTCGGTTATAACAAGGTTTGCTTTGCGGTCGCACATAAGCAATTCATAGGTTTCTGCCTTTGTGCTGTCACCGCATACAAGGCGGTGCTTTCCGAGAGTCCATACATCACCGGGTTTGGTGAAGGTAGGTTTTTCAAGCTCGGCTGACACATCGAAATCATCATCCTTGGTGTCGGCACCAATGTCCAGAAGGTCATCAAGTTCGGCGGGGTCAAAACCCGTGAGGGTTACATCAAAATCAACACCCTGAAGGTCAGCAATCAAAAGAGCCAACTTGTCGTTATCCCAAGAACCGCTAATTTTGTTAAGGGCAATATTGAGTGCCTTTTCCTTTTCAACGGGAAGTTCAACGACAACACACTCCACTTCGGTGATGCCCATATCCATCAGCACCTTCAAACGCTGATGTCCGCCCACAACCTTGCCGGTTGTCTTGTTCCAAATGACGGGTTCGACATAGCCAAACTCCTGCAAGGAGCGTTTCAGCTTTTCGTATTCCACATCACCGGGTTTGAGGTCTTTACGAGGGTTGTATTCCGCAGGGATAAGCTCTGCGGTGTTCATCTTTTGAATGAGCATTAAAACAACCCCCATTCAGCAAACTTCTCAAAGCCGCCAAGGGAGTGAATGAACTCACGAGCCTCCTCCACAATGTCAGCATACGGAATGCCGTCCACGGTGTCATCACCGATAGCACAGCAAAGTTCCACAGGCTTGCCGGTTCTCTGTGCCTTGAGGAATGCGTGAATGTTTACGGAAACATCAGCCTTGGAGAGGTCTTTGCCGTGAAGCCCTCCGCCGGTTACCGAGTCAGCCATATCCGAACCGAGCTTGCGGTTGGTAGCGCCCGTGTCAACATCCGTTCCGCCCGTCCAATCACCGAGGGGATTGATTTCAGCGGAGGGATAAATCTCGCGGAGGTCAGCGGTGGCAGCATTGCTTTGGCAGATGATAAGACGGTCACCCTCAAGGATGTATTTGCCATCAAAGTTATATCTGCTGTAAATATTACGGGCAATGCCTGCGAGCTTTTTCTGCTCATCGGTTAAAGGCATACCTTTGAAGATGCCGTTATCACCGCACCTAAAGCCGTTAGCTTGGTTGCCTGCGAGGTGTTTGTCCTGTTCGGCAATGTGAATATCCACGAGGATGTTCCCGGCAATGCGAACTACGGCTCGGGCAATGTCCTCACGATTGAGGGAAGCGGAGGTTTCAATAATAACGTGGCAAGTGCCGTGTCCCACCAAAACCTCAACTGCGATTTTAGGGTTTTCTTCCGAAGCATAAGCCAAGTCGACAATAGCCCCGGCAATTCTATCAGCCACCTTGTCCGGGTGGCACGGATTTACTTTTTCAAACATAATCATTATCCTTTCTGTCTTGCACGAAGCAAGCGTTCCATCACATCATCCTGGGGAGTTGCACCTGCGTATTCAACAGAGCAGTTTTCACGGACGATTTGATAAATTTGATACCACGATTGGTTTGCTTGTTTTGTGAACTGTTGGAGCATCGACACATACGGACTTGCGATTGCATTTCCCGTAGTAGGGTGCTTTGCAAGGAAACCATATTCCGAGAGGCATTGTTCACATTGGATTTGACGAGCAACCGTCATTGCGTACTGATTGATGAGCTGAACATTTACATATTCGGTGCAACCGACTTTCTTTAACC